GCAGATGAATATGAATTGCCGCTTGCCGTTTGCGATACGGCGAGAGAAGTCGGTGCGCTATTCGGAATCGGTGCAGATTCAGTTATTGACTCCGTGTCGAAGCACAGAAGCGGAAAGATAAGCGGACGAAAATTTGTAAGAGTGGAGAACGACAATGAATGACGACTATGAAAGAATAACGTATTGCGACATTTATGAGTGCGATGAATGCCCACGATGCGGCGATGACTGCGAGGGGAATGATGAATATTTGGAGGGCGAAGAATAAGTTTATGTAAAGGCGAAAGCAAGGGTCGGAGCAAACAAGTTAATACTAACGGTTAAACGAAAAGAGCCGCAAACAACTTTATAAGGACACAAACGTTCCGACCCTTGTTAAGCAGAAGGGGACGCCATGATTGAGACAGTAAAAGAACATTGCAAACACCCAGATTGTAAATACAGAGGGAAAGCGACGCTTGTAGAAAGCTGTGATTACATACTGATTACACACAAGCCGCGCGGTTGCAGTATCTCCGAATGCGATAAGTATACAACGGGGAAAAAGAAACTGATAAGTACGCTTGGAGGCTTCAAATACGAACACGAAGATTGGTAAAAATGACATACAACGAGTTTGTGAAAAGACCCAACAGAATAAGACGCAGAATTAGCCATAAGATAGAAGACGTGATGCTGAAAGAATCTATTTGTATGCGAACTACCACAACGCTGGGCGAACGTGTGCAGACTTCTCCAAGCAACACGCAAGAAACAAGCTATTTGCGGTACATTGACGCAAAGAACGACTTGAACGACTTGGCGGCAGAACTTGAAACGGCGCAGACAGAAGTCAGAGACTTTTTCTATGATAACCTGTCTTACGATGAAGCCGACTTGCTGGAGTGGCGGTATATAGACGGGAAGTCACCACAGGAAATAGCCGATAAAATGGGCACCACCTACGAAGCGACACGGCAGAGAATAAAGAGAGCAAATGAAAAAGCCCGTAGAATTTATATAAAAACGTAAGCGTAAACGTAATTCGACACAAATGTACCAGAATGTCACAATCGGTTATGCTATAATGGTAGTGGTAAAAAAGCGAGAGTTTGGCGGCTCCCGCTATTTTTTTATGCCTAAAAAGGAGGGCTTATGCAGATAGTAGAAAAGAGACTAACAGAACTACGTCCGTATGAGAACAACCCAAGAAAAAACGATGCGGCTGTTGAATACGTTGCAAACAGCATAAAAGAATTTGGTTTTAAGGTGCCTATTGTCATTGATAAAAACAACGTTATCGTAGCTGGGCACACAAGACTAAAGGCGGCGGCAGAGCTTGGGCTTGAGACTGTTCCGTGTGTTATAGCAGACGACTTAACCGAAGAACAAATAAAGGCATTGCGCCTTGCAGACAACAAGACGGCAGAGGCGGCTGAATGGGAATATAACAGCCTAATGGAAGAAATCTATAAAATCGAAGGCGTGGATATGGACGCATTCGGCTTTTTCCGCTTCGATAGCATTGACGAGTTTTTGGATGATGAACTGGGCGATTTCTATTCAGCAGAAGATTTTGAATTTAAGCTGTACGGCATATCTTTTGCAATCCCAATTGAATACGAAGAACCTGTAAAAGCGTGGATGAAAGAAAACGGGAATAAGGCGCTGGCACAAAGAGTTCTGAACTTTATAAGGGAGGGCGAAGATGCAGATAATCAGTAAGGGAATAGATGAACTGGTTCCATACGAAAACAATCCGAGACATAACAAAAAAGCCGTTGAGTACGTGGCGAATAGCATAAGAGACTTCGGGTTCAGAGTGCCGCTGGTCATTGACAAGAACGGCGTTATTGTAGCAGGGCATACAAGATACGAAGCGGCACGAAAATTAGGCATTAATAATATTCCCTGTATCGTTGCTGACGATTTGTCCGAAGACAAAATAAGAGCGTTCAGAGTGGTAGATAATAAGGTTTCCGAATACTCTATGTGGGATGAGGATAAACTTATTAAGGAGATGCAAGGACTTGTCGCCTTTGATATGAGCGAATATGGGTTCCCAGACGATTTTGATATAGAAGAAAGCCTTTTATCCGATGATTTTTCTCGGAAAAAAGACGGCGAACGGGCAACGTTTTCCGTAACGCTGAATTTTGATGTAGACAGAAGGGCTGAGATAGACGAGGCTATAAAAAGGATTGGTAAAGGGAATGTAGTAGGCGAGATTGTAAGGATATGCAAGGAGGATTAGCATGCCAAGGTGTGGAACACAAGTAATTCTGTGCGATTTGCCAGTACGCTTTGATACCTATGTCGGATGCTCGCACGGGTGCAAATACTGCTTTGCATCAAAGTTCAAAGACATATCAAAAGTGGAAAAAGGCGAAACGCCAGCGGCTTTGAAAAAATGGATTAATGGAGAACGAAGCGGTGAGACCAAATGGTGTGATTGGGACATTCCATTGCATTGGGGCGGGATGTCAGACCCGTTACAGCCGTGTGAGAAGGTGCATAGGCTGTCTTACGAGTGCTTGAAAATCCTTAAAGAGTCACAGTACCCATTTATTATTTCCACAAAGGGAGCTCTGCTGGGTGATGAGGAATATCTTGAATTAATCGCTGATTGCAACTGCGTTGTGCAAATATCTGCCTGCTGTGAGAAGTATGACGTACTTGAACAGGGCGCGACAACTTTTGCCGAACGAATGGAAATCGGCAAGAAAGTCTCCAAGAAGGGCAAAAGGCTGATATTCAGAATACAGCCGTATATGCATGAGTATTACCAAGAAATATACGATGCGATGGAACAGATGGCTAATGCTGGTGCATATGGCGTTGTTATTGAGGGTATTAAATATACAAAAAAACGAGCCAATATGGTGCGAGTCGCGGGGGATTGGTGCATTGATTACAACACTATCAAGGAAGACTTTTTGAAGCTCAAAGAAAGAGGGCACGAACTCGGAATGAAGGTCTATGCTGGAGAGAACCGATTAAGGCAGTATGGCGACAGCCTTACTTGTTGCGGCATTGACGGCATGGAAGGGTTCAAGCCGAATACATTCAACATCAACCATCTTGTACGCGGCGAAAAGGTGATGCCAACACCAGCGATGACCGCAGAGGGGAGTATGGGAGCATTTTACTCGACCGAGCAGACGACCGCTGGGCACGAGAAAATCCGCAGAAATACGTTCGCGTCGATGATGATTTTTCAGATGAAGAAGAAGCAAAAGCTGGTATCTGAAATATTCGGGCTGAACAAATGATAGGGCTGAATGATTTAACGCCCGTGGAGGAACGCGAAGGAATATATCTGAAACGTGAGGACTTGTTTGCACCATTCGGCGCGGGCGGTGTTAATGGTGGCAAGTTAAGACAATGCTGGTGCCTTGTTGAAAAGGTTAAAGACGAATATGAAGGGCTGATATCGTGTTGTAGCATATATTCTCCACAAGCGCCAATAACAGCCGCTGTAGGGGAATACTACGGCATGCCAGTAACGATTTATTACGGCGCGACAACGCAAGAAAAGCTGGCGAAGCTACGAATGCCCAGCATAGCAAGAAAACACGGCGCGAGGCTAGAAATCGCCAGCAAAAGTGGCATACATAGCATTCTTTACGGCAAGGCGCGAGAGTTTGCCGCAAAGAACAATTATTACGTGGTGGACTACGGGTTCAACCTGTCGGAATTTCCAGAAATCCTTGTTGACCGAATAGCGGCACAGGTGCAAAACATCCCCGATGTAGACAATCTGGTGGTCACCTGTGGGAGCGGGATAACGGCATCCAGCATACTGGTTGGTTTAGCGAAGTACAATAAGCACGTTGACCACGTCTATCTTGTAGCTACGGCGCCAGACCGAAAGAAGTTCATCACAGAAACGTTAAGGGAATATGGCGCGTGGCACAGCTTTGAGATTGTTGACTTGTTCCACTCAAAGGGGTTTGTTTATGAGCATGGCGTGAACGCTGAAATAGGCGGGATTAAGCTTCACCCGAATTATGAAGCCAAGACGTATGCGTGGCTCAAGAACGCAGGGCTGAAAGGCGACACGCTACTTTGGATTGTTGGCTCCAAGCCAATGAGGTGATGTATGGCAAAGATGGGGAGACCCAAAATTCAAATAGACAAAACGCAATTCGAAACTCTGTGTTCAATGATGTGCACAGAGGAGGAAATAGCGGGCTTCTTTAGCTGTTCGGTTGATACGATTGAAAGGTTCTGCAAGCGAGAATACGGCGCGACTTTTGCGGAGACATATAAAATCCATTCCGCAAAGGGCAAAATCTCGCTCCGCAGGAACCAGTTTAAGATTGCCGAAAAGAGCGCCGCAATGGCTATATTTCTCGGCAAGAACTATCTCGGACAAAGCGACAACAACGAACCAATCGGCAACCTCGATGAAGTTCTCAAGAACGTGGCGAGTATTCTGAACGGGGTGGAAAGTGTTATCGACTAAACAGCAGGAATATCTGAATAACTGCAACCATCGTTGGAATATCAAGATTGGCGCTACAGGTTCTGGCAAGACGTGGCTGGACTACGCATATGTCATCCCACAAAGGCTGATGAGCTTAAAAGGCGAAGGCGCGGCGATGATACTCGGCAACACCCAGAGCACGGTATCACGCAATATCCTTGAGCCGATGCGTGAAATATGGGGCGAAAAACTGGTCGGCACAGTAGGCGCAGAGAACTCGGCATGGCTGTTTGGCAAAAAGGTGTATGTTATGGGCGCTGACAATAAGAAGCGCGTTGCCAAGATTCAAGGAATGACTATCGAGTACGCCTACGGTGACGAGATGACTACGTGGTCAGAGAACATATTCCAGATGTTGAAATCGCGTTTGAGATGCCCTCACAGCCATTTTGACGGCACGGCAAACCCCGATAACCCATTGCATTATGTCAAGCAGTTCATTGACTCGGATGCGGATATTTTCTGCCAGAAATCGACCATATATGATAACCCGTTTTTGCCAGAGTCTTTCGTAAAAGACTTGGAACGCGAATATGCGGGAACCGTCTATTACAAGCGGTTTATACTAGGCGAGTGGGCGGCGGCAACAGGGCTGGTTTATCCTATGTGGGAGGATGCCATGTTAACGCCCGATTTTCGCGATTTAAGGGAGAAATTTACAGATTACGCTCTATCTATTGACTACGGCACGAAAAACGCCTTTAGCGCGGGCTTGTGGGGCAAGTACAAAGACGTGTGGTACAGATTTGACGAGTATTACTACAGCGGGCGCGATATGGGCGTGCAAAAGGACGACAGCGAGTACGGCGACGACATAGACGACTTCACGGAGCAGATAGCAGACAGATTAAGCGGCAAGTTACGGACGATTATCGACCCGTCAGCCGCTTCTTTTATTACTCTGCTTCGCAAGAAAGGCAGATACAAAGTCATACCCGCAGACAACGCCGTAAATGACGGCATAAGGGAAACGGCAACGGCATTAAAGACGGGCAAGATAAAGATATACCCGTGTTGTAGAAACTGGCGCAAAGAGGCGGGCGCTTACGCTTGGGACGAAAGCCAAGCGACCGACAAGCCTATAAAGATAAACGACCATGCAATGGACGACACGAGGTACTTTGTCAAGACCATGCACATAACAAAAGTGAAGAGACCAATAGAGGACTATCTGTTCTATTGAGGTAACTAAATGAAAACATATCAAGACCTTTTAAACGTAGGCGCAAACGAGAGTGATAGGAAAAACTTTGTGCGTGCGCTTATCAACGAACACAAATCATCAAAAGACTACAAGATTGCGGCTGATGCCTATGAGTATTACTGCCACAGGAATGTCACAATCAGTAAGTACAGAAAGTTACTCTACAAGGTAACAGGCGAACCTATTGAAGACAGGTTCACAGCTAATTACAAAATGGCGACACGCCACTTCCATAGGTTCGTAATACAGGAAGTGCAGTATCTTTTGGGAAACGGTATTAGCTGGGGCGAAGAAGGCACGGAAGATAAGCTTGGTACAAAAAGGCGTTCGTTCGACAGGCAGGTAAAAGACGCGGCAATCAAAGCCCTCTGGGGCAAGGTGGCGTTCGGTCTGTTTGATAACGACCACGTAGAAGTGTTTAGCTATCTTGAATTTGTACCGCTATACGATGAAACCAACGGCGCACTTATGGCTGGCGTGAGGTTTTGGCAGATAGACGAAAAAAAGCCGTTAAGGGCTACGCTTTACGAAGTGGACGGATTTACAAAGTATGCTTGGAGCGATGATAACTCCATAGCTGACGAGCCAAAACGCGGTTACAAGGTGAACATTGGCACGACAGAAGCGGGCGGCGTAGAGATTTACAACTACGAGAATTACCCAACCTTTCCAATCGTACCGCTGTGGGCTAACGGCGAACACCAGTCAGAGATTGTCGGGTTGAGGGAGCAGATAGACGCATACGACCTTATC